TGTCTTGTGATTGTGAAAAAAGCCAAGCACAGGATTTAAGTTATGAAAATAATGGTGTGGTTGTTGATAGCACACAAGATTGTGAAGGATGCGAATGAAAAAAATATGTTTAATATTAGCTTTACTCTTTGCTGTAAGTGCTTGTTCAGTAGGTAAGAAATGTACTTATACGCAAGATGGAACAAAGTTAAGTAGCTGGTTTTGGTTTTATAAAGATAAGCCAATAGACCTAGACAAAAACAACTGTAATTAAAATTAAAGGTTTTATGGTAAGTGGCAATGAGATTCCGAACATTAAAGCTTCTACGAAGAAGAAGAAAGATAAGACAAAGAGTGGAGAGATTAGAACGATGGATTAGGTACTTCATCATCTTTTTATTCTTTTGTTTGTTCTTATTAACTCGCCAGGACAACATTGGATAATCAGATTTATGAAATACGTTCTTCTCTTTCAAATATGTAGTTTATTAACTCAACAATGTTATCCTCCTATGACCGATGGCAAACCCGTAGATAGTTGGTCTCAATGTGTGGAAAAAGGTGCAAAAAAAGTTATAGAGTTAGTTCAAACTGACCGGCAAACTTGGGATAAGAATAAATTTGTTGTAAAGTATTGGTGTAATGAAGATAACTCTAACAAAAGCCCAGCATCAGGTAAGCAACTCGAAAAAGAGATTTAGAGTTTTAATATCAGGCAGAAGATTTGGAAAGACTTATCTCTGTATTACAGAGATGATGAAATATGCGACAAAGCCCTTGCAGAATATTTGGTATGTTGCACCCACCTATAAGATGGCTAAAGAGATATGCTGGTCTAATTTAAAAGTATTGCTTAATGAGTTTAATTGGATAGAGGATTTAAACGAAACGAACCTAACTGTCCGAATCAAGAAATCCAATAGCACCATAAGCTTAAAATCAGCCGATCAACCTGATGCTTTAAGAGGTACAGGTATTAACTTTTTAATATTAGATGAGTTTGCCGATATAGATAAACGAACATGGTTTGAGGTTTTAAGGGCTTCTATTTCCGATACTTTAGGCAATGTTTTATTTACCGGTACTCCTAGAGGGTATGGTAATTGGTCTTATGAAATGTATCTCAAAGGAAAGCAAGATGAGGAATGGGATAGTTTTCAATTCACGACTTTGCAAGGTGGTATGGTTAATAAGGAAGAACTTGAACAAGCACAGATGGATTTAGATGTTAGAACTTTTAGACAAGAGTTTGAGGGAACATTTGAGAACTATGCTGGTTCTGTTTATTATAATTTTCATCCTGTGGAGAACATGATTGATAAACAAATTAATTGGAAGAAACCCTTACATATTGGACTTGATTTTAATGTTGATCCCATGTCAGCTTGTGTTGCACAAATAGAAGAAGATAGGGTGTATTTTTTAGACGAGATTGTTATTTATTCAAGTAATACTGATGAAATGTGCCAAGAGATAAGAGATCGGTATGGAACAAAGCAACCGATTTTTATTTATCCTGATCCAGCTTGTCGTCAAAGAAAAACAAGTGCTGGAGGAAGAACAGATTTAAGTATTTTACAAAATGCTGGTTTCAAAGTTAAAGTAAAACACAAACACCCAGCAGTCCGAGATCGAGTCAACGCAGTTAATTCTCGACTTAAAGATTCTTTAGGCAAACGATATATTTTCGTTAGTAATAATTGCAAAACGTTGATAAAAGGATTACAAAGACAAATATACAAGGAGAATACAAATATTCCGGATAAGGAAGAGGGCTTTGACCACATGAACGATGCTTTGGGTTATTTAATAGATTATATTAAACCTTTGACTTTACAAGCACCTTTCAATATTCCTCAAAGATGGAACATTAAGAAACAAAGAAGATATGGCATACACCAGAGAACAGGCACTCGATACTCATAAAGATTATAAAGAAAACGTTAATCATTGGGAATATTTTATAAGAAGTTATAATGGAGGATTTGATTATCAAGTAGGCCAATATCTCAATCGTTATAATTTAGAATTAGATAACGAGTTTAATCAAAGACTCTTAAACACTCCTTGCGACAATCATTGTAAAAACATTATTCAAATTTATTCATCCTTTCTTTTTAGAGTGAAGCCGACAAGAGAGTTTGGAGATATGGATAATGAAGCAAGTCTTGGAAATTTTTTACAAGATACTGATTTAGAGGGCAATGATTTTGACTCTGTTATTAAACAGGCACAAAATTATTCTGCGATCTATGGTCATTGTTTTTTAATTTTAGATAAACCGAAAGTAACGACTAACACCAAAGCTGACGAGTTAGCACAAGACATAAGACCCTACCTTTCTATTGTAACTCCTGAAAATGTTTTAGATTGGAATTACACAAGAGAAGTGAATGGAAAATACTCGTTAGATTATTTAAAAGTGCGAGAAGAAGTTGATAAAGATGGGGGAAGCTACATAAGACTTTGGTTTCCTGATAGGATTGATACTATCTACCTTGCTTCACAAGGAACAGAACCGAAACTCATAGATACTGCCGATAATCAGATTGGCAAGATACCAGCAGTTGTCTTATACAATTCCAAATCGCACAAGAGAGGGATTGGTCAATCTGACTTAACCGATATAGCTGATTTACAAAAATCTATCTATAACGAGTTCTCTGAAATAGAACAGTTAATTAGATTAACAAATCATCCATCGTTAGTTAAGACTCCATCGGTAAATGCTAGTGCTGGTGCTGGTGCAATAATAGAAATGCCGGAAGAGATTGAACCTAATCTTAAACCTTATCTATTACAGCCATCAGGTTCAAACCTACAATCCATTATGGACTCGATTGCCAAGAAAGTAGAATCCATTAATAGAATAGCACATACTGGTTCAGTTAGAACAACCAAGACACAAGTATCATCAGGCATTGCCCTACAAACAGAATTTGAATTATTAAATGCAAGACTATCCGAAAAAGCCGACAACTTGGAAATAGCAGAGGAACAATTATTTAGAATTTATGCCCTATTCCAAAACACAAAATTTGATGGAGAAATAAACTACCCTGATTCATTTAACATAAGAGATTACTCAACCGACCTTATGTTCTACCAACAAGCCAAAGCCATCAATGTTAAATCTCCTACTCTAGTTAAAGAAATAGATAAAGAAATTGCAAGAGCAGTAGTAGATGATAACGAAAAATTAGATATTATCTTTGACGAGATAGACACCAAACCAGAAGTGGGCGAATTTACCCAAGACGAAGTAGAGAAAGAAACAGTTGAAGAAGAAGTGGTATAATTAGATAGCTTGTTCGTTTAAACCTCTTTGTCCGGCTTTATTATGGCCACCTTTCTTGGGAGTATAATCAACCGACCTATCTTTCCAACCAAATCTAATACTTGTTCCTTTAGGTAGGCAGAAAAGATGATATTGATTTACCGTATCATGTAGTCTTAATTCATTTGGGAAAATCTCCATAGCTTCAACATCTTTCCCAGCTAGTTCGTTTTTAATAGTTTGAAAATGCCGCCAGTCATGGATTGCTTTTTTGTCTTTTCTTTTAATTGTAATATAGGTGCATTTCCCTTTATATAATTCGTTATGAACCAAGTGATCGCAAAGTTTTCTACGATAAACCCAAACTTCATAAATATCATTTACCCAAACTTCTATTCCAAGAGATTGAACAGTGGGATGAAATCCTTTTTCAAATTTTTCCATTTATACCTCCTTTCCTAAATGTTTTTCTATTCTTTCTTTATTGAAAGGAGTTGTGCTTATCTCGTTATCTCCCAACGAATAAATAATTTTGAATTTAGATTGTGGATCATCCAACTGATATTCTTTTAAAAGAATATTAGCTTCTAAAAAAGTATCAACAACATCACAAATCCAAACATCACCTGAACATCTACATTTGATATAAAATAATTTTTTCATTTTTCCTCCATAATTATTTTTATATATAGATTCTATCATGCCCACTTTTTCAAAATGCTCTAGAATCTAGCAAAGTGAATTGTGGCAAAAAATAAGTCGCATGGCAGTAGGTGATATTTATTTTTTTTAACTATTGTGGGGATTTTTTGAATTTTTATTTTTTTTATGATAAAGAGTTGTTTATGGCCAATATTATTGAACAAGTAACCAAATATCGAATCAAAGGAATTGAGATTGCCGAAGCCGAATATTACCAACAACTTACAAAAGTTTTAGATAAGATCGAAGATGACATTGCTTCCCTTATTCATAAAGGTTTGCCTCTTGATGACATAGGGAAACTTACCAACCTACAATCAGCCATAGCAATCAGGCCTCATATTAAAGCTATATTAGAAAAGCATTATTTACCTTTTGCAGATAGGGTGGTTAGACAAGGATTTAGCAAACAAGCTTTAAGAGTTGAAAAAGCTTTTAAGACCATAGGTCTTATTCCACCTGAATTTCAGGAACTTACAAAAGGCGATCTGGCTTTGGTTAAGAATTTAAAACAGCAATACTTTACCCAATTCAAAGACATATCAAACACCTTTACTAGAACCTTATCAGAAAAGGTTTATCAAAATACTTTATTAGGTTCTGAATTTACTGTTTTAGAAAAAGAGTTAAGACAATCCATCAATGGAATCTACTCTAGTTCCAACGATCCTCGAATGAATAGGTTAGTTGATTACATTAAAAGAAATAAGCACGATTCAAGTAAAGCAACATTAGTAGATAAAGCAGTTAAGACATTACAAACAAAATTGGGTGCTGACAGGGCTGGGAATAATATGAAACGATATG